ATTATGTGTTTAATATTACAACACGATAAAAACGCCAGACATTTTTTAAAAGATAAAAGTTATCAGGAAGAAATGGACTATCTTGTTTCTAATACTAGCCGTAATAAATATATAAGAAATCTTTGTTTGTCTTTACAAGGCAATTCTTTATGTTTATTTCAATACGTGGAAAAACACGGTGAGATTCTTAAAGATTTAATTGAAGAAAAAGCACAGAATAGAAAAGTGTTTTTTGTTCACGGAGGAGTAGAGGCAGATGAAAGAGAAGCTATTAGGGCGATTACAGAAAAGTCCGATAACGCTATTATTGTGGCGTCATATGGCACTTTTTCTACTGGTATTAACATTAGGAATCTTCATAATATCATATTTGCTAGTCCTTCAAAAAGTCGTATCCGTAATCTTCAGTCTATTGGTCGTGGTCTTCGGTTAAAAGATAATAATTCTAGTGCTACTTTATATGATATTTCAGATGATTTAACTTATAACGAAAAAGAGAATTACACTTTAGCACACTTTAGAGAAAGAATAAATATTTACAGTGAAGAAAAATTTAATTATGAAATACATAACGTAGAGTTGAACAATGGCAGAAATAAACATTAAAATAGTAAAACAAATTAAAATTGTTAAGTTACTAAATGGTGATGACATTGTCACTGCTTTTCCTATAGAACAATTAGGAGATAAGTCGCCATATATTAGATTGGTAAAACCTCTACAAATTAAATACGTTCCACAATTTACAAAAGCTGGACTAAAAGATTATATTGCTTTAATTAAATGGAATGGTTTTACACACGATCCAATTGTCACAATTCCAAAAGATAAAATATTAACGATAACAAATGCCACAGATGAGATGAGTAGAAGTTATCATCAAATAGCCAAGGGATATGAAAAAATAGATCCTCCTTCACAAGGAAAAGAAAGTGATGAATATTATGAACAAGAAAGATTAAGTGAAGAAGCTGAAGAAGAATATAATGAAATCTTTGATAGTTTTAGAGATGTTAAAAAGACATTACATTAGTACCTAAAGCACCTTATCAAACGGCTACACGCCTCATTATACATATTTTTTAGCAAAAGTCAATGTTGTATGAAAAAAAGTGAGTGGAAAATTGAAGCAGGTTTTGATACAGATAATCAACAAAAATCCTTTGTTGAATACTATCATTTTAAAGGTACTCCCAAACAATTAGAAAATCATATGTTAAAGAGATACAAAGAAGGTGCCGAATACGTCACGGTAGAGTTGTATAAGCATTGACATTTTTAAAGAAAGGTGTTATATTATAAACATTATGGCAACAAAAAAGAAAACTGAACATTACGTAGATAATAAAGAGTTTTTAGAAGCGATGAAGGAATATAAAAAGCTTTGTAGAAAGGCAAAGCGTGAAAAACAACCTAATCCTCCAGTGACCGATTATATTGGTGGATGTTTTTTAAAGATAGCAAATCATCTATCATACAGACCAAATTTTATAAACTATACATTTAGAGATGATATGATAAGTGATGGTATTGAGAACTGTTTACAATACTTAAATAACTTTGATCCAGAAAAATCAAACAATCCTTTTGCTTACTTTACTCAAATTATTTTCTATGCTTTTGTACGAAGAATACAAAAAGAAAAGAAACAAGTAACAATTAAACACAAGTTGATAATGGATGCTAATTATGATGATATGACATTACAACCAGGTGAAGATAGAGAATTTAGAAATCAATTTAGTGAATTTTTAAGACAGAATACAGTAGTTGATGAAAAACCAAAAGAAAAGAAACCAAGAAAAAAACGAACATCAAAATCTAATTTAGAATACTTTATATAATGAAAATTGCTTTATTAAACGATACTCACTTTGGTGTGAGAAACGATAGTCCTGCTTTTTTGGATTATCAAGTTGATTTTTATGATAATCAATTTTTTCCATACTTAGAAGAAAACAATATTAAAACACTGATACATTTAGGTGATGTAACTGATAGACGTAAGTTTATTAATTTTAAAACCGCTAGTGTGTTTAGAGAAAAGTTTTTTAAACGATTATGGGATATGAAAATTGATACTCATATTATTATAGGTAACCACGATACTTATTATAAGAATACAAACAAAGTCAATTCTGTAACCGAACTGTTTACAACGTTTGATGGCAAACACGAACCTTGGATATACACAGGACCTAAAGAAGTTGAACTAGGTGGTTGTCGTATGTTATTTTTACCTTGGATATGTGATGACAACTATGATGACTCGATTTATGCTATTGATAATTCAACGGCAGAAATATGTTTTGGTCATTTAGAAATCAAAGGATTTGAAATGATGAGAGGTCATTATAACGATCAAGGATTAGAGCCAAGTCAATTTAAAAGATTTGAAAAAGTTATATCAGGTCACTTTCATAAAAAGTCAGATGATGGTCACGTTTATTATTTGGGTTCTCAATATGAAATGACGTGGTCAGATTACAAAGACCCAAAAGGTTTTCACATCTTTGATACTGAAACAAGAGAATTAGAAAGAATAGTCAATCCAAATAGAATACACAAAAAGATATACTATAATGATAAAGACCAAGACTATTATAAAAGAGATATAAAAGAATATGAAAAATCGTTTATTAAATTATTTGTATCAAATAAGACAGACGAAGATATGTTTAATGCCTTTGTTGATAGATTACAAACACAAATTAATATACACGAATTAAATATTATAGAAGATAATATGTCCGATGTATCTTCAAGTGTAAGAGAAGATATATTAGAACAAGGTGAAGACACACTTACATTTTTAGGTAATTATGTTGACCAAATAGACACAGATTTAGATAGACACAAGTTAAAAGATTTTATTAAAGATGTTTATACGGAAGCGAGTGAAAGATGAGTAAGATAACAAACGTTAAGTCAACCCATATGAATTGGGGACCTTACGTTATGAAAACAAAACTGCCTGATTATATTATTAAGAAATTAAAATCAGAAGGTAAAAAGGCAAAAGAAAGTTATAATCACGCTTTAGCAGGTCATTTAAACAATCAGTTTTTATATCCTGAAAATGTACAACATTGGTTTTATGAAGAAATACATCCTATTATACAGGCATATAGAAATGGACATTGTAAGTTTCACGGCATAGAAGAATTAAATGTAGATTTACAAGCTGATGATTTATGGGTAAACTTTATGGAGCCAGGTGACTTTAATCCTGTACATACACACGGCGGTGATTATTCATTTGTTATTTTTGTAGATGTACCAAAACAATTAAAAAAAGAACAACAACAATATCAAGGCACATCTGGTAAGCCTGGTTGTTTGATGTTTGAATATACACAACAAGCAAGACCTCGTTGGGCAACAACAGGCACAACAATATTACCAGAAACAGGAGATATGTTTATGTTTCCTGCTTTATTACAACATTGGGTGGCACCTTTTAAATCTAACGTAACTAGAATAAGTGTGTCAGGCAATTTAAGAGTTATGAATTGGGATAAACTACCACGTGATTATTTTTAAGAAAATTAGATGGAAAAACTTTTTATCTACAGGTAACACACCTATAGAGATTGATTTAAACAAGTCGCCTACGTCTTTAATTATAGGTTCAAACGGTTCAGGTAAATCAACTTTATTAGATGCTATTTGTTTTGTATTATTTAATCGACCATTTAGAATTATAAAGAAAGAACAAATTGTTAATACAATAAACAACGGCGATTGTGTTGTTGAAATAGATTTTACGGTAGGTCAAAAAGTATATCAAGTTAGACGAGGTATTAAACCTAATCTATTTGAAATCTATTGTGATGGTGAATTGTTAAACCAAGAAGCCAATACAGTTGATTATCAAAGAGTGTTAGAACAAAATATAATGAAACTAAACTATAGATCATTTGTACAAGTCATTATATTAGGTTCATCATCTTACGAGCCGTTTATGAAGATGAAAGCACGATACAGACGAGATGTAGTTGAAGAAATCCTTGATATTAAGGTTTTTACACAAATGGACTTAATATTAAGAGATCAACAGTCATTATTGACTAAAAACATTACCGAGGTTCGCCATAGATACGATTTATTAGACAAAGAGATAGAATTACAAAGCAATCATCTAAACACTCTGGAAACACGCCAAAACCAAGATAAAGACTATAAATTAGAATTACTACAAAAAAATGATGAAAATGCTAAGAAATTACGTGCTGATATAGAAGAATTAGAAAACACGATTAAAAATACAGAAACATCTGTACAAGACAAAGAAAAGGCAGAAAAGAAACTAAGACAATTAGAAAAGATACAAACAAAGATAGAACAAAATCTATCAACACACAAAAAGGCATTAGAATTTTTTGAAGACAATGATAATTGTCCTACGTGTACACAAAAATTACAAGCCGAGTTTAGAGGTGAAAAGATTGCCTATGAAAAAGGTAAACTTACAACTTTAAATGATGGTATGAAAGATTTATTAAAAGAGATTACAACTGTAGAAGAAAAGGTCAATGAATATACAAGTTTAGATC